ACCCAGCGTAACCTCCTTGTCGGCGAGCGCACCTCGTGTGAGGATGGTCAAGTCTCTCGTGAGCTGAAGGTGCTCGAGAGAAAGGGTTACGTCACACTCAAACAATTTCCTCCTGCAGCGCCTCCGATCTCTTCGGGTGACGATATGACCCCTGAGGAGATCGAGAAGCTCGAGGAGGAGCTGCTCAACGTAGACGGTCGCGACGCCGTTTCCAAAGAGGAGGAATAACCAATGGCATTCGTGTCAGCAGGCGCGTACGCAAGGGAGATCGACCTGTCTCTCTTCGTGGAGACGGCCACGAACACCGTCTTCGCTATGCCTCATGTGTTCAACAAAGGTCCAATCGGCACGCCGACGCTGGTGACGAACCTGAATCGTCTCCTCGAAATGTTCGGCGATCCAATCAACCCCTCTGTGAGTGCTTCGGCTGCTCAGGGCTGGTTCGCAGCTCGTGAGTACCTGCGCCACGGCAACAAGCTGTACGTCACGCGCATCGAGTCTGCGGCGAGTCCCGCAGCCTACGCGGCTCAGTCGTTGCCAGGAGGCACCGACCAGAGCATCGTGCTCGGAACAGATGGCGTGACCTCGATCCCAGCGACTCGCGAGTTCAACTCCGCTGGCTCGACCTTCCTTGCCAGTGGTGTGCTGGCTGGCGACGTGTTGCAGCTTCGCGAGACCGCTGGCGCGGACAATGGCTTCTACGCCATCGTCACAGTCAACTCCGAGACGAAGGTCACCGTCAATCGCGACTGGCCGACAGGCTCGCTGACCACCCAGGACTTCACGATCTGGACGTCGAAGCGCGAGAGCAAGTCCGACGGCGTGACCTCGACCTCGAGCTCGCGTACCTTGACGTCGGCTACGGCCAAGTTCACCAACCAGGTGACCGCAGGTCAGATGCTGAAGGTGAACGACACGGTGGACGTTGCCGACAACGGCATGTACATGATCGTGTCGGTCGACAGCGCCACTCAGATCACGGTCGACCGTGACTGGCCTCGCGGCGGACTCACCGGTCTCGACTACACGGTCTACGGTGCGATCTCCATCGGAACCGCCGGAGCAACGTCGACAGCAGGCGAGTTCACCAACGCGACCTCGAAGTTCCAGGCGCACCAGGTCCAGGCTGGCGACATCCTTCACATCAAGGATCTCGTCAACACGACCAACAACGGCTTCTACATGATCACCGCGCTGAAGGTCGGTGCGGAGCAGACGACTGTCCAGGTCAACACTCCGGCATGGCCTGGTGGTGCTTTGGTCGGTTTGACTTTCGAGGTGCTGCGAGGGTCGATCACTCTCACCGGACTCACCAAGGGCACCTGGTGTCTGGGTGACTACCTCAAGGGTCTGCGCAACGCTGGCGCGACCACGAACTTCAATCTCGAGACGCGCGACACGACCAACACGATCGTGCTCGAGGTTGTCTACAACCTGAACCGCACCAACATCGTCACGGAGATGGCGGACAACAGCGCGTACTTCTCTGCGACTGTGCGACTCAATGCGACGGACCCTGTGGTGGGGTACAGTCTGCCGGTGAGTGGCGGCAGTGACGGCTACTCGGGTCTGGTCGACTCGGACTTCATCGGCAACGACACGCTGAAGACCGGACTCAAGAGCTTCAAGAACAAGGAGGCCTTCGACGTCAGCATCATCGCGGTGCCCGGTCAGAGCAGCCAGAACATCCAGGACGCTCTGATCAACCTCGCGGAGACGCGTGGTGACTGCATCGCGCTGGTCGATCCGCCTGACTTCCCGACGGTCGACACGGTGCAGGAAGTTCTCGACTTCCACAACGGTACGTCGATCCGTACCACCGTGCTCAACTCGAGCTACGGTGCTTTGTACTGGCCGTGGTGCAAGGTCTACGACGAGTACCACAACCTCGACGTGTGGACCGCTCCGGCAGGTCACGTCGCTGGCGTGTACACCCAGAACGACAACCTGCAGTACCCATGGTTCGCTCCGGCTGGGTTCAAGCGCGGCAAGGTCAAGGGTGCGACAGACCTACGCTACTCTCCTGATCAGGACGACCGCGACTCCCTCAACGGTCCGGGTGCGAACGTCAACCCGATCACCAACTTCGTCGGGTACGGTGTCCACGTCTTCGGGCAGAAGACGTTGCAGCGATCGACGACGGCTCTCAACCGCGTCAACGTTCGCCGCATGCTTCTCTTCGCCAAGGGAGGCATCGAGAAGGCCGCACGCCAGTTGGTCTTCGATCCGAACGACGAAGTCCTGTGGCGCGAGTTCAAGCAGCTCGTCGAGCCGATTCTCAAGCACATCCTCTCCAACAGAGGTATCCGCGAGTACCTGATCATCGCGGACGAGACGACAACCACTCCGGCGGTTGCCGAGCAGAACAAGATGATCGGCAAGCTCTTCATCAAGCCGACGAAGGCAGCGGAGATCATCGAGATCCAGTTCATACTCACGTCTCAGACGGCCAACTTCCAAGAGCTGGCAGCCTAGCCGACTCAGTCAACCGTAGGAGGAACACATGGCTCTCACGAATCCACAGTCGGCTGATCACATTGCTGCAGAAGCCGGCTCATTCGAACCGCAGCGCAAGAACAACTTCTCAGTCGAGATCCCGCTGCCGAACGCGGACAAGGATCTCGTGCTGGTCGCTCTCCAGGGCTTCTCGCTTCCGAAGCAAGGAAACGAACCGGTCATTCTGCAGTACCAGAATGAGCAGCGCAAAGTGGCGGGCCAGGTCAGTGTTGACGAGAGCACGTTGTCCCTCAAGGACTTCGTAGACGTCGACACGCGTGGTGCGATCCTTCGCTGGCGCAAGCAGGTGTACGATCCCAAGACCGGCAAGATCGGGCTTGCGAAGAACTACAAACGAACAGTCCATGTGGTCATGACCGCACCGGACGGCAGTCAGCAGCGCGTGGCCAAGCTGATCGGTGCGTGGCCTAGCGCCGACCCTGTTGTTGACCTCGCGATGGACGGTGGTGACGCTATCATGATGGAGTGCCCCATCGCAATCGACAAGATCGACTGGTCTGACTCCATCACCGGAGCCTGATCCCAGTAGATAGGGGACCGAGGCTTCTGAGTTGACCTCGGTCGGTCCAGTTGGCGCGGGATGGGCGCTGGGCCACACTGTCAATCGTCTGTCACACAACCAACTGTCAACAAATGTAAGGAGGCACTCCTATGGCTAAGGAGTATAATGGCCAGTTGCAACTGGCATCGAAGGGTTTCTTCTACAACGATCAGATTCCTGATGGCATCATCAATGTTGAGCCATGGGGAACTCCCGAAGAGCGACTTCTGATCTCACCGTCGATCTCCTTCACGGAGACCGTCACCCGTCTCATCAAGAAGCTCACCGACAGTCCGATCGATCCGGGCGAGCTGTTGCTGGTCGACCGCTGGCACCTCTTCATCTACATGAGGTGTCTGAGCGTCGGAGCCGACTACAGCTTCAACTTCAAGTGCGATGAGTGCAACACCAAGAACAGGCATTCGATTGACCTCGAGAAGGACCTCGATGTCACCTACGCAGATGACACCGAGCTGCTCGAGACGCTAGGCGCCGAGTCCGTCGAAGAGCCCTTCGCACTCACCTTCCCAGTCAACGGCAAGACAATCAAGTGGCGGATGCTTCGCGGCAAAGACGAGGCAGCCACCGAGAAATACGTTGCACGCATGCGAGCCAACCCACGCAACAAGAAGCTGCCGCAGGGTGAGGATCCCGGCTACGTGCATCGTCTGGCATGTCGCATCCTCGACATCGACGGGACCGAACCGACGATCAGCGATTCGATGGCTCTCATCGAGTCCCTGAAGGGCAAGGACACTCTCGCACTCCGACAAGCGATCGCCGATGTGAGCCTCGGCGTGAACCAGGAGCTGCGCCCTATCTGCGATAGCTGCGGATGGGAGAACGAGATCACCATGCCGCTCGACAAGACCTTCTTTCGTCCTGAGCGGCGAGCTGTCTAGTGTACGAGACCTCGCCAATGTAGTGTTTGACCTCGTACACCATGGCGGCTTCAGCTACGATGCTGTCATGCGCATGCCGGTCTTCGAGCGTCGTCACATGCACGAGAAGGTCTGTGAGGCTGTGCAACAAGAGATCGACTTCAGACTCTCACTGCATGACAAGAAGCGCACCGGTGGATAATGGGCGTCACTGAATTCGAAGACAACCCACTCGCATTCGAAATCGAAGTCAAGGGAGAGGACAACCTTCGCAAAGCGTTGTCCAAGAGCGAGAAGGCCTATCTCGAATTCGGCAAGTCGCTCGCTAAGGTCACCGAGGGTCTCAAGGAGGTCGGTGAGGCTAGCGCAGCTGCTGGACGTGCTGCGAAGGATGCAGCCAAGGCAGCCGATGAGCAGTCAGAGAACAACGAGCGTGAGGCGAAGAAGACTTCGCTCTGGCAGAAGCTCAAGGCTGTGTTCAGAAAGAAGGACAAGACTGAGGAAGACAAGGCCAACAAGGCGAAGACCAAGCAGGGCAAGGAGCGCAAGAAGCTTCTCGACCGCGAGAAGGAGTCGATGAAGGAGCTGGGTCTCAGCTGGAAGAACCTGGCAGGGCTGATCGGTGGCGCGACGATCGTTGGAGGGCTCTACGCTGCAGGCAAAGCGTTCTTGGACTTCTACAACCAGACCGCTCAGGTCAATGCCACGATGGGTCACCAGCCTGCAGTCATGAAGGCTGCACAGGGTGCGATCCAAGAGTTGACAGGTTACTTGGATTTCTCTCGTGAGGAGTTGGTGCAGACAGCCAAGGCGATGGGTAATCTACAACTTGTCGCAGAGAATACTCCTAGAGCAGCTCAGCAGTTCAAGGCACTATTTAAGGATGTTCTACATCTCAGTAAATCTCTTGATGTCAGTACGATATCTGTAGTTCACTTCTATGACGCCTTCAAGCGAGTATATGGGCTTCCAGTTCATCGCTTGAGAGGTATTAGCAGTTCAATGAAGGCGATTCAAGAAGCTACGGGTATCACAGGAGATGAACTTCTTACCTTTGGTAAGTCTCTTGATGATGTGCTAAGTCGTATGCGTAGTACGATTAAGGAAGGTAAGGTCGATGTAACGAGAGATATGATGGCAATGGTTGGTGTGCTGAAGAAGGCAGGTATAGAAGTAGGAAATGAACTGCCTTCGCTCTTCGCTGAGGCGATGAAGATCGATAGCGACCGTGGCAATGAGTGGCTTGCCATGGTTGCTCGCAATACCGGCACCGGCATGGAGAATATCCGTAAGATGATCGAGTCCGGTGACACGGTCACACCGATGCAACTCTTCATCAAGGCGATGAAGAAGGAGGGACCTGAGGCGCTTCGACTGAACGAGGAGTGGTTCACCCGAGTCACTGGTATGAGTCACGCTCAGCTGACCAAGCTCATGAAGGTCGACGAGGGTGGCCTCAAGGGCGTCGTCGACAAGGCCAAGAAGGCTGAAGCACAACAGGATCTTCACGAGAAGCGTGCCCAGGCTCAGCAGCATCGACTCTCGACGATGTGGAACAACTTCAAGCGCGTGTTTGAGCGTATCTGGCTCAAGATCGGTGAGTCTGTAACTAATATAATCACGAAACTTGCAGACAATCCTAAGATCAAGGAGTGGTTTGCATGGCTCGAGTCCAAGCTCAACTGGCTGTCTTCTCCTGCGGGTACTCAAGCTGTCGTTGATGGTTTCACTTGGCTTGGTGGTAAGCTCAGTTGGGTCGGGGAGAAGCTCAAATGGGTCTACGACAAGGCAAAGGGACTCGTTGAATGGTGGGGTACCCTTTCCGATAGTACCAAGACTGTCATCATGGTTGGTGGTGGTGCGCTTCTACTCTTCACCAAGCTCGGCCCGATCATGGGTGCGCTCGGTGGCAAGATTACCGCAGTCGTCGCAGGCCTGACTGCACTCTACGTGGGTGCCAAGAAGGTTGCCGACTGGGTCGACCAGGAGCAGACCAAGTCGATCAAGGCCGAGAGCAAGGCCAAGGCGACAACTCACTCCATCACGACTGGTATAAAGGGTAGTGAGGGGGACCGCGTAGGATTCATCAAGGGAGAGATGTTCGGCACCGAGGCCAAGGCAGGCAAGTCCCTGCTGACAGCTGGCGGGCAGGTCAACGATGCAGAGCTGATGCGCCGTGCAGTCGATCTCATCCCGACGCCTCCGGGCTGGGATCTCATGCCAGATGCCATTAAGCGCAAGCTGGTGCTTGAGCCTCGCAACAACCTGGTCAATATCTGGAAGACTGGGTTGCAGAGCATCCTCGGCCGGACCGACATGAAGAAGGTGCAGGCGTCCCGCGAGCGCGATGTCAAGTCGCTTGGCTTGCAGCCTGCTGCTGCGGCTCCTGTCAAGGCAGCAGAGACCTCAGTCAAGGCGACCCCAGAAGCTGCACCGACACCTCCGTCTGTCACGATGCCTGCAGCGACTGCTCCTGTACCTGCATCAACTGCCGCTCCTCAAGTGGTCGCTGTCAAGGACTCAGGTGCGACCGATAGCATCCTGATGCAGATCCTAGACGTACTGAAGAAGCAAGTGATGGGTGGGGGCGGTTCTGCGAAGCCCCCTCCAGGACGTGCAGCGTTGACTCACGCGGTCGGAGGATGACATGGTTGTAGAAGGCTTCGTCATCGATCGCGAAGACGGTACTCGGCTCAAGTTCCTTTACTTCGATCCGATCAACGAGGATGTCGCTGCTGACTTTGAAGAGATGCCTGTACGTGGGCGTTCTGAACCGCATGTGTTCTATGCTCAAACGGGTCCTGACAGTTACTCGTTCAACATTCATCTGCATGCTTCGGTTGACGAGTACGACGGAGGCACGCCTCAGCGTACCCACAGCCAGTATCTCTTCCTGAAGAGCTTCCAGTTCCCTGACTATGGTCCCGGGTACCTTGGTCCGGTCAAGCCACCTCACCAAGCGATCATTTTGATCGGACAGTTCTTCCGCAAGAAGGGCATCATCAAGCAGCCTGGCTTCACGTTCCATCCGCCGTACGATGCGAATGGATTTCCGTACCACATCGAGTGTCGGTTCACATTCCGTGAAATCAACGACACCCCACGCTCGTACGACGATGTGCGCTCTGGACTTTCTCCGCTTGAGTACCCTCGCGGTGAGGAGCTCTAATGGAACCGAACTCCAAGTACCTTGAGCTCTACAGTGGTGGCGACTCCGCGATCCTGGAGGACGAAGAGGTCAAGTACATCGACAACAAGGAACCCAATCGGCCTCTGTCTCGCTACAACAAGATCAGGATGTTGCTGACCAAGAGTGACAAGGATGCGGGCCTCGATCCTGTAGTGATTCAGGAGAGCTGGGATCCTCCGACGATACCGGTGTTACCGAATGACCGGTATGTTCAAGTGTTGCCTGAGTGGGAGAACCGTCCGGACATCCTCGCGTTGCAGTTCTACGGCAGCGAGCAGCTCTACTGGATCATTGCTTATGCGAACGGAATGATCGATCCCTTCGCTGAGACCTACATTGGTCGTCGACTCCGCATCCCAGACCGTGAGAACCTGTACCACGACGTGTTGCAGAAGTAACGATGGCACCGAGAGCCCCAGCTTGGAACGATGGTGGTCCGACTCTGCATCCTGTGGTGCAGTTGCGTCTAGGTAACCCACGTGCGGGGACTCAATCTGGTAAGTTCTTTGAGCGTCGCGTGTCTCAGCCGTACTACGGCAAGTCGTTAACCAATGACGAGTACGCTGCTCCGCAAGCGTTCATTGAGACGATACCTCCGAACAACCTGATCGACTTCACCTTCGTTAGCAAGTACGGCGCTGACCACGTCACGATGAGTTTCATCGATCACACATTCGGTAGGCTCGAGCAAGACATCTTCAGATGTGATCGAGAGTACGGTGGTAAGATTCTGTTCCGTTGGGGCTACCCTGGAAAGGGTCTTGAGGAGGGTCGGTGGTACCACATGAACCTCGAGGACTACACCCCAACGATCAGCAGCTCAGGTCTTCGTATCACGGTCGGGGGCAAGGCTCCTGGTTGTGAGTTCGCGAGCTATGCTCAGCCTACTGTGTACAGAGGTAAGATCAGCTCAATCGTGCTTGACATTGCACGCGAGCTTGGATTCGAGGAGGACAAGATCTTCATCGAGGAGACCAACGACGACATCCGTGATGAGGAGCCGAAGAACGAGTGGCCTACCGGCAACATGACACGGATCGACCTGATACAGCAGAAGCTGCTGCTCGAGGCGAAGAGCAAGAAGCACCCACAGGGTACCTACGAGCTGTCGCTAGCTAGCGAGGGTACGTTTCACTTCCACACGCAGTACTACGAGAAGGTCAAACGAGACTTGCTTGGTTCAGAGAAGCCTGTCGAGACTCAGAGCTACCGTAGGTTCAACGTACTCTTCGGTATACCGAACGGTGTGCTCAGTTTCACACCGAGGTACACCTCAAAGTCGATGGGTTCGATCGCAGCCTCGTGTGTGGCTAGCGCGTATGACCCGCGCACCAAGCAGTTCACCCAGCGTGTGGTAGATCGTAATACTCTTGGTATGTCGACCAACCATGACCCTAAAGGTGGCGGCCGTACCACAGCAGCTCCGTTCGCGAATCCGGATGACGATCCAATCAAGCAACGCTCCAAGGCGGAGAGCTACTGCTACTCTCCTGTCAGTCAAGTGGCTCTTGGAGGTCACTGCTCTGGTAAGGCTGTACACCAGCACTTAGGTCCTGACGCTGCACTGAACAAGGTAGAGAGTGCCTGGAAGAGACTCCATGACATCGTGCTGGGTGGTCAACTTGAACTCGCAGGCCTACCTGAGCTGACTGACTTCGTTACACGAGAAGCCTTCTGCGAGGTAGCTGTCTTTCTTCCATCGGGTGTCGACTACCCAGACTCTCCAGGACTCCCGAATACCAATGCGTCACTGCATTGGAGCTCAGGACGCTACCAGATACACAGTATCACCCACATGATCTCATCTGACTACAAGATCTCGGTCGAGCTTGGTAAGCCTACGATACTAGACGGCCCTGACATCGCCAAGACGGGTTCGCCTCAAGAGCCAACTCAAACTGAGGTCGGGACTTCACGATGAGCGAACGCGCACAACAAGAAGCCGTTGCTCGACTGCGCAAGGACTCGTCGACGTCGAGGCCTGGGTTCTACCGAGGACGCGTCGAAGACATTGACGATCCCGACAGGCTGGGTCGTGTCAAGGTTCGTGTGTGGGCGATACATGGGGACGAGCATCGCACGCCTACAACTGCGCTCTCATGGGCTGAGATTGCAGAACAGGGTGGTGGTGGCTACGACTACGGCAGTTTCAACCCACCGCCAGTAGGATCGGCTGTCTGGGTTGGCTTCGAGGAAGGGCACTCAGACTTTCCAGTCGTGTTCGGAACGTTCCGTGGTGTGCCTCAACGCAACGACGAGAACCCGAACATTATGCTGACCAAGGACAACAAGCCTGTTGTCGAGAAGCCCTGGTTGCCTCCTGACGAGGACACTGAGACTCCGAAGGATGTCTTCGATGGAGTACACCATGGCGATCCGCATCCGACTCGCCGTGTCTGGCACAAGAGTTACAAGGGTCACACGATCGTTGTCGAAGATGGAGACGGCAAGGAGTTCTTGAAGATCGTTGACCGCTCTGGTCAGGTCATCGAGATGTACTGCCCTGTCGCAGTCGAAGCTAGTCAAGGTAACGCTTCACAACGGGGTGCGCGAGACGCCGCTAGAGGGGATCAACTGCCTCACGCTATCATGCGTGACCGCCGTGCGTTGATCCGGCTAC